ACTATGTATCTATACCAGTAATGGTAGATGATGCTGGCATAGTTGCTAACGCTGATGGTAAAAAGTTAGTACTTGCTGGAACTATAGTCGGCGGAAATGGTGCAGCTAATACCATTTTTAGCAATGTTGCAACTTTGGCAACTAAGCACAATACACAAGGCGCAGCTACAACTGTAGCCGGTGCTGGTGTGGATGCTGAGGGCGTACTTTTAAATGATGTAGACGTGACTTTCGGTGACGCTGCAGGAGCAATGTTAATTCATGGTTTTGTTGATATAAGTAAATTACCTGAAGCTCCAACTGCTGATGCAATTGCCGCTTTAAAGTCCAGAGTACTATTTTTAAAATAATATAAGAAAGGAACGGTGATATAAATGCCTAATATTTATGATTTATTCAAAGCTAAAGAGATTGGATTATATTACACTAATAATCCATCATTAACAATTCCATACATGGGAGCTACCTTATTTCCAAGCAAGAAACAATTAGGATTAGATCTATCTTGGATTAAAGGATCCAAAGGCTTACCTGCAATACTAAAACCTTCCGCTTTTGATACAAAAGCAACTTTAAGAGACCGAGTTGGATTCGATAAAATAGAAACTGAAATGCCTTTTTTCAAAGAATCAATGAGAATTGGAGAAAAAGAAAGACAGGAATTAAACAAAGTATATGCTTCAGCTAATTACGCTTTAGTAGAGCCTTTAATAACCTCAATTTATGATGATGTAGCAAACTTAGTAACTGGCGCCGAAGTTGCTGCTGAAAGAATGAGAATGCAATTACTTTCAAGCGGAAAAATTTCTATAATTGCTAATCGTATAAATTACGATTATGATTATAAATTCCTTGCAGCTCACAAAGAGGCTTTACTTACTACTGCTAAGTGGTCAGCTCTAACTACTGCTACACCTATACAGGATATTCAAAGATGGCAGGACAAAGTGGAGGGAGATACAGGAAGTAGACCAACAAAGGCAGTTTGCACTAGAAAGACTTGGAATTACTTACTTATGAACAACTCCATTAAACTCGACCTTAATCCTACCGGTGGATTAAATGTTATTATGACTGATGCAATGATGAAACAATATATACAGGCTAAACTTGGCTTGGTTGTAGCAGTTTATAGCAAAATGTTTAAAAATTATGATGGAGCAGCAACTTTATTCTTCCCAGATGATGTTTTCTCGTTATTACCTGATGGTAATTTAGGAAATACTTACTTTGGTACTACTCCAGAAGAAAGTGATCTTATGGCTGGAGCTAATGCAGATGTAACTATAGTTAATCTAGGAGTTGCAATAACTACTTCTAAAGAGGTGGATCCAGTTAATGTAATTACAAAGGTTTCTGCTATCACATTACCATCGTTTGAGAGTATAGACAATTTATTTATAGCAACAGTTAATTAATAGTAAAAACTAGATCAAAGAGGGGTTATACCCTCTTATTTTTATATAGAAAGGATGAGTGATTTTAATGAATGATAAAAAAGATGTTAAAAAAGATGAATTACCAGAAGTGGATCTTGTAAAAGATGAAATCAAAGTACCTAAAAAGGTAAAAGTTAAAGTGCTTGCTAACATAAAATATGGTGAAGAGATTCACTCTATTGGAGAAAAAATGTATATACTAGCATCTGAGATTAAAGGATTGGAAGCTTTAAATTTAGTTAAAAAGGTAGTATTTGAAAAGGAAGAAAATGACTCAACTGAAGAAGGTGAATAAATATGATTCTTGAAGATTTGCATATACTTTTGCCTAATATTGATGCATATTCGGACTCAACATTAATTATTTATAAGAATCGTGCCATTACGTTCATTAAAAATTATCTTAATAACAAATATGATAGCGCATATATAGAAGTTAATTTTGATGATGCTATAATAGCACTTGTTTACAACACCTATAGCTCTAAGGGTAAAGAAAATATACAAAGTGAAAGCCAAGGATCAAGGAGTAAAACCTATAAGGCATCAACTTTTTTAATGTCTGATGATATTAAAGGTTTATTGCCACTTCCAATGGTCAAATTAATGGGGTGATTATAATATGTTTGATGTTTATAAAGTAGGTATATATAATAAGGCACCTGGCACTAAGGTTGATGGAATATTTATTCCAGGTGTATTGTCATGGGTAAAAGATATTATGTGTGACGTGCAACCTTATAGCCGAGCATTATTGTTAAAGAATTATGGTTATGATATTGAGTGTACAAAGAGGATATTCATGGAATTTGATGCAAATATAAAGATAGGAACCGTGCTCTATTATACAAATCCTCAGCTAGTTGTAGAGAAATATGAAGTTAAAACAATAATAAACTGGGATTACCTAGAACTTGCTTGCCTAGGAATTTAAAAAGCCTACTTTTCAGTAGACTCTAAATACTCTATTAATAATTTTTCGATAATTTTACTAGCGTCTGTGTTTTCTATAACCGCTTGAATCTTTAATTGTTTTATAACTTTTTCGTCTAAACTAGTTGTAAATTTCTTTCTCATAGTATCACCTCTTTAATATAGTATATCATATGTACGTATATATGTAAATAACCATTGACGTGCACGTCTATACGTAGTATAATATATGTAAGGGGATGATGAATTTGGAAGAAGTAAAACCTTATGGGTTTATTTATATAACAACTAATATAGTTAATAGGAAAAGATATATAGGACAAAAGATGTATAGGGATGGTTGGCTAAATTATTTAGGTAGTGGGACCACATTCAAGAAGGCAATTAAAAAATATGGCAGAAAAAGCTTTGTTAGAGAAATAGTTGCGATAGGTTATTCTATAAAAGAATTAGACGATTTAGAAGTTGAGTTTATCAAAAACCATAACGCAGTAGAAAGCAATGAATATTATAATCTTTGTTATGGCGGTGGAACTACAAAAGGTTTCTTCCCTTCAAAAGAAACTAAAAACAAAATAAGAATGATAAAAACAGGGCTACACCTTACAGAAGAAGTAAAACGCAAAATAGGTATAGCGACTAAGAACAGGGTTATAAAAGAAACGACTAGAAAAAAATTATCAGATGCAAATAGAAGATTTAGCAAAGAAGAAGCAGAAGAAATTAGGAACAAATACGCAACAGGGAGTTACACCCAAAAACAATTACAAAAAGAATATGATACTAGCATTAAAACAATGCTTAGAATTGTAAATTGTCAAGGCGTATACGCTAATATCTTATAACACTCGTTATATAATGGGTGTTTTTCTTATACCCGAAAGGAGTGTTTTAATGGCATATAAAAGCTATGTGAACGATGTTAAAAGAGTTTTAAACGCTAATAAAAAAGAATTTTGTGAAAAGGTTGGGGTCCTTTGCGTAGCTGAAGCACAAAGTTTAACACCAGTTTTAACAGGTAATTTAAAAAAAAGCATTGTTAGTGAAGTGATGGAAGCTAATAAAGGAATTTATATTGGAGTTACTCCAGATGCTCCATATGGAATTATGGTTGAAAAAGGAACCAGCAAGCAAACAGCACAGCCATTTTTAGAGCCTGGAGCAATGAACTCGATACCTAAAATAATAAATGTGGCCGAATCTCTTTATCGCAGTAAGTTAGGTGGTGCTTAAATGTTAAAATTATATGGTTTATTAAGTGGAATAATTGAACCTCTATGTCCATGTTTTGTAGGACATTATCCTACAACAGAAACAAAAAGTTACCCTTACTGTACAATTAAATTCCCAAACATATTACCTAATAATAGTTTTTCAGATACAAATTTGTTATCGGTTAATATTTGGGACGATAAAGATACAGATATAAGGAATATTGAAGCTATTACAGATGCTATTCACAAGGCTTTAAATAGGTTTCATTATATAGATGATGCAATGCAAGCATCTATTAATAGAAATACACCTTATAGGTTAGAATTGCCTGATGAAATGATAGGAATACAAAGACGAGAATTGAGATATACAGTTAAAGTTTATAAATTTAATTAAAAACAAATAACAAGGAGGTAATAAGATGCCAGAAAATAGTGAAAACGTAATAGGTTATAGTGCTTTAACACCTTTGAATTTACTTTTGGATAGTGGTGCATTATATAAAAATTATGGGATAGTAGGCAAAGAAATTTTAATAGGGGCAACTGCTGGAGGGAATGAATTTTCAGTTACTGTAAAAACAAGAGATGTAAAAGTGGATGGAGTAAAAGGAGTTTCAAAAGGCTTAAGATTTATTACAGATACAGAAATAACTATGAAAACAAATATGCTAGAAGTAACTACTGACATACTTAAAATGGCTTTATTAGG